TCGATAAAGAATCAGCAACACTTCTGAGAATATCGGCCGCGTCTTGTAATGAATAGACCGATGCTACAGCCCCATCTTCTGCAGGGTCAAACCAATATATACTTCCGCGCTTATCTGACTCTCGTATCGAGGACCAGACAAGCCCTACTTCCGATGCCTTAATTTCTTTTAGAACAGACCGTAAATTATACTTGGAAAGCACCGCTGAACCAATTCGAACAATAAGTGAAGATTCAATTAAATCTACGGCAGTATCATGTGTCCAAAAGATTGCGTTCCATGTTAAAAGGTTTGGTGGGGCTGTACCTAGTCCTATGATAGTAATCTGCTCATGTTTTTCAAGATGCGTAATAAATGGCATAATAGGCTCTCCCGCCCATACAACTCGCACCGGCTTTTGTGCACTTACTACGTAAGTTAATGCAAGCCGTGTATCAGTAGAGTCACGAAGAATAAAAATCGCGTCCCATTTCATACGTAAAAGCCATACTGTATGTGGCGATGAATCCTGTATACACAGAACCTTTCGCCCCCGATGTGCAACTTCTGTATCAATAGATGCTACACGTGATTGAACAAGCGCTGGAAGAAGAGATGGGGAACCAACACAAAAAATACGATTGGATTTTAATGATTCGGCAAACCCTTCTAGGCGTACTGTATCTGATTCATTCATAGTTTAATAAAAATCTATTTCCTTAGGTGAATATAGAGAAAATGTCAAAGATGTTTAATGGTATAAAAGATTTTTTCGGATTGGGCAAAAAATCACGTAAAGTCAAAAGAAATAAAACGCCTAAGGTTAATACTACTAACACATCATCAAAGTCTAGAGTCTTACCTCCAAACTTAGTTACGTTACCTGCTCACAATTTTATGTTACCTCCAGCACCAAAAGGTAGAATACCAGGAAGCGTTTTATACCAAATATCATTACAATCAAACTTAGAGCCTGAAGTTATGACACCTATAAATCGTATAAAATTACGTGAAATGAAACGTAAACTACGTGAAAATTCTAGAAAAACACGTAAAGTTAGAGGATTCCAATCACCACTTAGAACACAGGTTATAATCCCAGAAAGGTCTGCTATTTTAGATCCGAACAATTACATTGGTCCTATTGATGAAGAGTTTAACAATAATGGTAGTACAAGTCCAACTATGGAAGAACTAATTCAACAACTTAAAAATTTCGAAAAAATTAGATCAAGAAGGCGCTAATAATTTTCTTAATATGATTTGTATCATTTATAAACGGTACCCCCCGATTTGCTAAACTCTTGAGTAACGACTCTATTAATTGAAGAAGTTCATGCATATCACTTACAGGAATAAATTCATTATTTCTATGCCATCCTCCATATTTTAAACAATGAAACACGTCTGATTTTAGATATGTTTCATTATTGTAAAGCTCTGTTTCTTTTAATACTTCTAGACCAATGTGAAGTACTTCCTTTAAAACATGCATAGGAACATTTGGTAGGTACACAGAAGGTTTTAAATATACAAGTCCATCTTTTTCAGACTCCTGTATAACATGTTTTGTTTCACGCTCATCTACAAAAAGTACATCTGACGGATTAATTTCACCTTTAACACTGCATAAATCTCTAAAAATAGATTTAAGAACTCCAAAGGTTTTAATCTGATTACCCTGATCTCTTAGACCCCAATCATCTTTACGAATAGGATGAGATGCATCTACAACAGCATCAAAAAGGTTGGGGGCATTATAGATAGATTCAATAAGTACTTTACCTAAATGTACTGAAAAGGTATTCCATGTATTTGAATATATACAAACTGCCCGAATTTTACCAGCCTCCTTAGCCTTTATAAGAGGTTTAATCATTGCATCTAAATTTGGACGTAACACACTCTTAAGAATTGATTTCGAATTCAAAATTTTATCCATATATAATTTTTCAGCTCTAGAAAGTGTTTGCCTAAGGTTGTCTGAAAGTTTAAATTTCGGATTTAATATACTATTTAATGAATTTTCTAAGGTTTTTACGCTAAAAAAATCGGCCCACACCCCTACATGACTGAAATATCCAAGTGTATTATCTAAATCAAAGGCTACTAGTGCCATCCTTGTATTACTTTAGATAAAATTGATGTTGCACACAAGATAAAATATGTTGTGGAACAATGGATATATGCGACGGGCGCCCTTTAAACACAGCACTAAAGGATATATATAAAAGTGTTGTTGAAGATATGTGGAATTCACCCATTATACGATGGTTTGTTATAGGTATGACTACAATTGGTACAACTATAATAGGTGTATCAATTGCATATATTCTAGGCTCAGAGCAACCACCAAGTACAATTTACATTATATTTGCAGTTGGTGTATGTTTTAATTCATTTCTCACACTATCCCTTACTTTAATAATTAGTTTACGCCTACTTATCTGTCTAACATCGTTTACAGCCGTGGATTCCACGCCCACTGCAAGAGCGCCTGTCTTTGTCGCGGACGACAGGACAGGTCGCCCGAAGTACAATTCGCCGTTATCTGTCCTGCATGCCGTCTAAATGCCTTCCAACGTTTAATTTGGACAGCATCTAATTCAGGTAAGCGACGACCCATCCAATAGCGACAATACCATTGAAACCATCCACGCTCATCAGGATTTTTTTCAGCATCGGCTAAAACACCAGAATGTCCGGAAGATGCTACCCATCCCTTACGTTTCCACTCTGAAAGTGGTTGACGACTATCTGCTTTTAATAAATTCACATCATTTGTAGGCTCAGAGGGCTGAAGCTTACCCTTGTCAATTGCCCGTAGAAACCACTCTTCTGGAAATTCTAAAAGGCAATCGTTCAAATACTTTCCCTGGAAAATTCCCAGCTCTAACATTTTTCCAGGAGATGCCCAAGGCTTAAATTCAGGATCGAAATTTCGCCCCGGACTAGCCTCCAATGTATAGCTGTAGTTTTTTTCCATCTTATTCCATACATTAATCGTATCACCCTTTTTAAAAGAGCTCAGGGGTTTCCCCTTAGCCTTCAAAATTTTGAGCATATCTTCTGGAGTCTTTAATGTAAGTAGGCGCGAATCGTGCATCTCTGCAAGGGGTCAAGTAAAATTTAAAGCGTATAAACTCTAGAGGTATAACTATAGAAATGTCAAGCCCAGTACCTAAGAATCCCTATGTTCCTCTTCCCCCCCATAGTATTCCCGAGGAAGCGAAGGCATATCTTGAATCTATGACACCCGACGAGAAAACGCTTCATGAAATGGCGGTTAAACTTCTAGGCTCCTCCTATTTTGTAGAAACCTCACATGGGTTTCTACAGTGGAAGGCGAAGAATGGTTAAATCTCTATTAGTCCAGGCAGCTGCTATATCACTAAAGGATGAATAATGTGACCCTACAATTTCAGAGCAACGACTCAAACAGTAAAGGTCAAGCATGGCTGCTTCTATACCTTCACTACTACTGCGACCTAGAATTTCTACAGGACCAGTAATAATACGTCCTGGAAATTGTCTTTCTGCTGAATCACGCTCTACTTGAGAATCAGATGATACATAAAATAGGGTATCTGGCGGATAAGATGCCATTTTTTGCCAAAAAAGAGCTGATGGTGACATCTGTATTGACTGCTTGTTATCTGTTCGACGTATATGAATACCAATAATGGGATGTGGTGTAACATTTAGAATAGCATCACCCTTTTTTAAAATTGTAGGATGTGGGCGAAGACTTCTAAGAATTTCTAACCACTCAGGCGTACCATCTTTATAGAATGCTTTATGTGATTTTATATTATAGGGGTGACGTTCCTTCATAGAATTTAAATAATTATCAAATGCTTCCCTTGTGTTAATATCCGTACCTTTATACCACATCGTATGTGTGCTCGGTGTTTCTTCCTCCACCGTCATAAAGCTAGGTAACGAGTCAGTATCAAAAAGTTTATAAAAGGGTCCTGTACAAATGGCATAGTCTGTCTTCCATAGCACCTTTAGTTTTGCAGAGGTATCTTTTGCAAATAATATGGCTGATACAAGCGCGCGAATCCGATTACAAAGGCCGGCACATGGAACAAAATGTATAGGATAGGCATTCATTTATAAGGTGTTCTATTCTTCAGGTTTAGACGCCCTTAAAAATTGAGTAACTAATTCTACTAGAGTATAGTACCTAAGAAACATGTCACTCCATACACTACCTACGCTACACAAAGTAACAGTTGTTAACCGTCCGTCTAAAACTATCAAAAGTCCTTATGTTGCTGATGTATGCCTTGAAGATGGCACACTAGCACTATGTCATACACCTGGGCTTAGCTGTTCTGGATTAGTAACTCCAGGCAAAACGATTTATGTTTCAAAGGCGGCAAATGCTAAGTCAAAAACTGCATATACTGCACAGGTTGCAGAATGTACAGATTCAGAGGGAACGTACTATGTTGGAATCCATCCAATGGTTAGTCAGTTTATTGCTTCAAAACTACTTGATAAAATCAGTACTACTGCTATCTGGAAATCTGAAGTAAAGGTGGATGCACATACGCGTCTGGATTTTGTAGGGACAACCCCAGAGGGAAAAAAGATTTATGTTGAAGTAAAAAATGCTATGATTAGTCTTTGTAAGCAATCGCGCACTAGTCGCCGAGCTGTTTTCCCAGAAGGATTTCGTAAATCAAAAGCAGATACTATTAGTCCGCGCGCTGTCAAACATGCAGAAACACTGGCACATCTTTCTAGCCTACCAGACACTGAAGCAACGTATCTTGTATACACTGTGCCTCGAAATGACTGTGATGATGGGCTAGAGCTTAACTCTACTGACCCAACCTATTGTAATGCAGTTACTAATGCAATGGCAAAAGGGGTAAATGTTCGGGTATTTGGCTTGGACTTTAGTCTAGATGGAACGATTAATTTCAATAAAATGCTAACCTTTCATGCTCCTTAAGGCTGATTTGTATCGGACGCAAGAACCTTTTTTAGTTTCTCTAAATACAATATAGCATCCATAAGCTCCTCCTGTGCATGAACAATCCAATTATGTGGTTTTAAATCATTTCGGTCAAGGGTAGTTCCATATTTTTTCTGTCCAAGCTCTGAACGGTCTAGAAATTTTTTGATAACCGCTTGGACAATACTATCTGGCTCCATCTAGAAGATATGTCTTTTTCGTTTTAGATAGGTAACGTCTAGTACTTAAATTAAGAACTCCCCATGGATAAGGCCACCCTGTGGCCTTATGTCATTGGAGTCACTTTAATTTTTCGTTCTAGCCATCAGAGCCAAGTACTTAAATTAAGTACTTGGCGGTATTAATACGTTCAAAAAAATTGAAGACATGTTCCGCTAAATATAGCGTACATACACAATGAGTTGCTCTATATGTTTGAATACATATACGCGATCGTTAAGGCGTAAGATTAAATGTCAGTATTGCCCCCAAGAAAACTGTCTTGAATGTATTCAGCGGTATCTTCTATCAACAATTGAAGATTGCCATTGTCATGCTTGTAAACAGGGATGGAATAGTGCCTTTATGAATGCCAACTTCCCAATGGTATTTCGTACTAAAACACTTCGTAATCACCGTCGCACCATTCTTCTATCTCGCGAGAAGTCATTGCTACCAGCAATGCAGTTCTACGTTGAGGCAAAGCGAAATTATAATGAAGCCAGTAAAGTTCTTAAAGATGTTGAAGCACGTTATCAAACTTTAATGGAAAAATACGTAAATCTTAAGTCAGATACACGTACAAAACAAGCAGTATACTTTCAACATGCATATCCATCCCCTGGAGGTGAGGTAGACACTTTCACTATAGCAACTTCAAGGCTCGAATATATTACTTCATGTAGCAAAACAAATGCATATGTGCGAGCAACATTAAATCCTGCTAAACGTTTAGTAAATTCAACGCGGCGGCAAGTAAATCGTCTTCATACTATATACATTAACGGAGAATCAAATGCTGAGCCTGCTGCGCGTCGAGAATTCATTATGCGCTGTCAGGCAGATGACTGTCGTGGCTTTATTTCTTCGACATACGTATGTGGTATTTGTACAAAGAAGACCTGTTCAAATTGCCTTGAAATCGAAGAAGATGGCCATGTGTGTAAGCCAGAAAGTGTAGAATCAGCAAAGGCAATTAAGAAGGAAACTCGTTCATGCCCCAAGTGTGCCGCGCGTATCTTTAAGATTGATGGGTGCGACCAGATGTGGTGTACAGTTGATGGATGTAATACAGCATTTAGTTGGAATACGGGACATATTGTATCAGGTCGTGTTCACAATCCCCATTATTACGAATGGCTACGTCGCACGGGTGGTGGTGAAGCACCGCGTGAGCCTGGCGATATTCCATGTGGAGGACTCCCAAATCAACGCAACTTTGTAAATAGAATTATGGATATGACTGGAGAATTAACCGATGTAGAAATGAATAAACTATTTGAGATTAATCGTAATATGGGAGAGTTTGAAGAGCGTCTTCGCGACTATCCAGCACGTATGGGAGCACTTGTAAATAAAGATATTAATGTAAAATATCTTATGAATGAGATGAGCGAGAATGAATGGCAACGCCAGCTTGAGCTGACTGAGGCGCGCTTTCTTCGTAAGAAAGAGATTGGACAGATTCTTCAAACCTTTGTAACAAGCGGGGCAGATATTATGGCGGCCATTTATGAGCGTGATGCAGAGTGGATTCGTTCATCAGGGCTTCCAAATCTAGAATTACTGCGTGGATATACAAATGAAGCATTCCTAAATACAGGTAAACTTATGCATATAGCAGTTCCGTACATTTCTGACAGGTGGCGGTGGACTGGAGTTCTAATTCGCTATAAGGTAGCAAAAATCTCTGAGCCACCCCCTTTGGATACAACACACGTCTTAGATAATCTAACTGAAGCGGAGTTAAATACACTTGAAGCCCAGCTAGATACACTTGCCGGTAACGGCAAGTGCCAAAGTTAAGTACCCCCTTAGGGGTACTTTGCTGTAGCATACTTGCCATCATAGGGTTGTAGGCAAAGTTAAGTACCCCCTTTTAGGGGGTACTTAACTTTAGCACAACACGGTAACGGCTGACCTATAGAAATATTTATACAATATAGTAATGGGTTTACATGTTAACAAAAGATAACCTTTTTTCATATGCAAAAAGTGGTGATATTGATGGTATAGATGACTGTTTAAATGATGGAATAAATATTAATTCTCGAAATGAATATAATGCAACTGCCCTCTATTTTGCATGTATGTTTGGGCACGTTAAAGCAGCTGAGTTTATTATTGAGTCTGGAGCAAATCTCTTTTTAGAAACAGATTCGGGTCGTACAGCATTAGATGTTGCATATCTTAATCAGCATACTAATGTTATAGGAACACTTGTATACTATGGAGCAGAAAAAGATCTACCACCTGAAGCACCTTCTAAGGCATCAAATATAGTTGTAGAAGAGCCTGAGGCCGAATGGTTTAAACAATCACCGTTTTTAATACTTAGAAATGCTATACAGCCCGGTAAATTCCTTATACTACGAAGAATATATGCACGAATTAAGAATATATTCTCGTAAATCTGAGTCAGAAGCTCTAATGGCTTTTTTTAAGGCACACCCTGTAACATCGATTCACTGGACAACCGATGTTACAACTCTTCCTGAGCTTATGCCAGGATACGAGTATGTGCCTGTATCAAATGATGCCGGTGTTTGTCTAACACTAATGCTCAATCGTTAACCACCGCCAAGTTCTTAACTTTAGTACTTGCCGTTAGACGTTATCTAAACCAAGTTTACCCATGCCCCATTGTAAAATCCTTTTTACACGACTTTCCGATAGGGCAATATTATACATACGAAAGTCAAAAATAGCTCCACGTAAGAGTTCATCACGAAGTTCAAATTCACCAGATGCATCAGTCCAATTTGATTTACCAAGATAGTTGTGACTTGTTACTGCGCGCTGTGGTAAAAATCCAGACTCTATTGTATATATTTCATTTCCGTTAATGTATAATTTTATATCAGGTCGTAATGCATCCATATTTGCTGCAGTTATAACAATATGAGTCCACGCATTAATAGGTATAACATTATTTATTTTCATCTGCATTTTACGTAAAGCACCATCCCATACTTCATATAGAAGTGTTGCACGACTTTTTGAGGCAGTTGGATCGTATTCAGGGACGGGTGTAGAATCTATACCATTTAGTTTTTTGGGGTTAGGCTCTATTTCAGGTCCAGTGCATGTATAATCATCGACATTTGCCTTTGACATTACAAAAAGGTCTTGTGCCCGTAACTCGGGACACCATTGTGCCCCTGAAGCACCATCAGGAACTGTAGAATCTTTACATTTATTCTCCTTCCGTATATTATTTCCTCCTGCAGAATCGGCATCACCTTTTCCAAGAATTCCTAAAAAGACATTATCCTTTCCTGAGCCATTACCAAAATCAAATATATGTGCATTATTTGTAAATTCATCAAATTTTACCCATACTGAAAATGCCCGTACAGAGCGTAAGCTACCTACGTTTCCTAATGTAAGGTCAAGTGAGTCACCTAATCGTATAAATTGGTCCGTGCCATTAAGTATAAGCCCACGTGTAACAGATGGATTGGGAACTTCGATTAATGTAGGCTTACCTGCTACTTGTATAATTGTTGTACTTGAAGAGTTAGACATATAATCAATCATATCATCACGAAAACGGAGCCACATTCGACAGCCCCTGTAAAAATCAACAAGAGTCTTAATTTCATCCGGTGGATTTGTATCTAGGAAATTGCTATCTCCAAAGCCTTTATCATCTGCTGCTATACAGGTGGGTTCGTAAGCACCACTTGATGTTTTAATAATACGACAATAAGCATCACGTCCATCCTGTCGAATCCTATTTATATAATCATCACGACTACGTATAAATCCATCTTTGACTGCCTTTGTTCTGTAGGCTACACTTGTTAATCCAGTTGTTCCAGCAAGAGCACACGCAAAAAATGAATCCTCCTCTTTTCCACCATCCGGAAACACCATACGACAGTAGTCACGACGTTCACCTAGACGTTGTACATCCATCCAATCAGAAAAGAATCGTCCATCCTTTTTATAACCACCTTCTTCTTTAAAAGGTCCAATATCTCCCCGTTTCTCAAAGGGTGCTGTAAGTATGTTTGCCTTTTGACGTAATTCATTTTTAGGTGATCCTAGGGCAACTTGGAATCCTTCATTTAGAGCCACTGGATATATCATTTCAAGAACTAAAATTCCTAATAAAAGACTTAATGCTATCCAGAGACTCCCGGACATCCTCTAAACTATCTAAATGCTTTTTTCGCTAAGACATAAACCCTAATACTAATTTAGTGGTATGGAGGGGGGTGCTCTTCTTGGGCAAGGAACATATGGATGTGTATTTACACCACCATTGCGATGTATAAATAAAGTTTCCTACAAATCACAAAAGGGCGATGTTGGAAAAATAACTGCTACAAACGATATAATTAATGAAATTACAGCATCAAAGGTTCTTGGAAATGCTATGACAGACCACTTTATTTTACCAAATGCAAACTCTGTATGCCATCCAAATCTAGCAAATAAAACGTCCCAAGATGATCTAGCTAAATGTAATTTTATAAAAGAAGTTCATCGTGAAGATGTAATACAATATGTAATGCCATACGGCGGTCTAACAATTCATAAAATGTTTAGATCTGTAAAACACAATAAAGAACATATACCTCTTTTTCCATTTGTAAGACATATTTTAGAAGCGGGAGCAGAGCTCGCCCTTCACGGATATGTTCATTTTGATATACATATTGAAAATGTTATTATAGACACTAAAACATTTCTTCCACGATTAATTGATTTTGGACAAAGTTTCTCAGCAAATACAATTACAGATACAACTTTACAATCACGATTTAAAATGAATTCAATTGATTGGGATCCAGAGCCACCTGAATTTACACTTATAACATATTTAAGACATGGAAATGATAAAAGAACTATTGCTCACGATATTGTAAAAGGTAAACGGATACTTCGTAGTGCTGAATTTCTACTTGGTCTAAAACGTCAAAAGCAATTTAGCCAACTGATGAGTTTTGTAAATTCATCAAAAACTATTAGAGAGAAAGATTGGGAAGCTTTTATAAAACTGTATTGGAGTGTCTATGACTCTTGGAGTATTGGAGTAGTTATTCTTATGCTAATTATTGAGATAAATACATTGTATTCTGATACAACGGGTACACCTCATTATAATGAAATAAAACAGGCATTAAGAGGACTTCTGTATACGGATCCTAGAATTAGACTTGACTGTGTTGAAGCCCTTTTAATTCTTGATCCTGAAAATTCTATTGCAAATTCACCTACAGCAAAGCTATGGAAAAAAAATCGTGACGCAATTCGCGAAACACTTAAGCTTTAACTTTTCGTGTCTTCCCCCCACCTACACGCATAAATAATGGTCTATTTCTGGGAACACACATATAACTACAAAATATGTCATACTTTAATTTTCCACCCTTTTTAGTATAATCATAATTTGCTAATCTAGGATCCCATATAGTATGTCCAAGTGCATCAATACGTGTTACACGATTTCCGCCGGGTTTATGTGACCAATACTTTGATGAATCTTGTCTTAAAAAATGATAGTCATCACTTTCATCAACAATAAGAGCAATCTTTGATTTTCCTGATGGACATTTTGTAGTAAAATCACTTACATTAATTGTGGGATTATCTCCTAGAATTCGTGCAATCATATTTGGACATGTCTTCGGTCTTGAATCTGAAAATTTTTCATATCCTGCAGATGCTCCTGGTTGATGAAAAGGGGCATCACACTCATTTTTACCGTAACATTTTGCTATTTGCTTCTTATCAAATACATTCATAGCATATGAAAAACAGTTATGTGTTTCCTTTATCGCCATATAAAGATTCCAAAGTGAAGGATCGTATTGTGGCTCCCATCCTGAAAGTGGTGATTCGTAGGTACATGTCTTTATATGTATTTTACAGAATGCTTTCTTAGGAAGAGCCGGTCGTACACAATGTATATCACATTGACATTGATTAGGACTTCCTGTTTCATGAAATTCTAAACCCTGTTTTTTAAATTTACGAGTCTTCATGTTAACCCCCTAGTTTATCTTTATAAAATTGATTCTGGAAATAGGATAGAATACTATATGAAGTATGCTGTTTGGTTACATGCATTTCTAATAGATACACCCGAGTCTTCATGCTGTTTTGTGAATGAGTATATGTGGATACAGCTACATGAATTATATCCAGTAGCAAAGCGACTTTTCGCTAAAATAAAATCAGGCGATAAAACGCTACATTGTGCATTAGGGCAACCTGTGCGTAGTTCAACAACTGCAGAATCTATATTTCTACCGCAATGGGCAGTAGACTATCTTAATATCTATGAAATGGGAAGTATGTATGAAATTGAATGGCTATCGGAAGAATCTTTTCCCGAGGCAACTCGAATTGTTCTTAGACCGCATGATTCGTCCTTTTATTCTGCAGATGTAAAGGAAATGTTTGAAGCAGCCCTTACTCAATACGGAGTTCTTCATACAGGAACAACAATTCCAATCTGTATTAAGGCACTTGGTGACTATGAAATCAAATTCGATGTTGTTAGTTTAGAGCCAGCAAACAATGTTTTACTACAAGGCGATGAAGTTGAGATTCTATTTGAACGTGCTAATGATGCACCTGCACCACTTGTGTATAATGGTGTTGTTAATGAAACCTCAGAAGATACATCAATTCTACCACCGGTAGTGCCTGTAGTAAATAGTACTGGCTACACACTAGGAGGCACTCAGCGTCCTAACCTACCAGATGGACGCAAATGGAATCATTGGAGAAATGTAATTTCGAGTCCAGATCTAACGGCAAGTGCCGGTAATCAAATACCCTAAAAGGGTATTTGATTGGAGCATACTTGCCATTATAGGGTTGTAGGCAATATTAAGTACCCCCCCTGAAAGGGGGGTACTTAACTTTAGCACAACACGGTAACACGGGTTTAAGACTAGCCGATATCCTATAGCAGAAATGGCAAGCCCTCAAGAAATTATTAGTGGGGCCGATAAAATTTGTAACTATGTTGCTGGTACACAACCCTTTTTTATTGGGCGTAATGGAAGTACTGAAATGGAAGTGATTCACTTCTGGCATGTGTACCGAAAACACGGGCACCCCTATCCAGTTGATATGCTAGAGCGCTTAGAGCGTTACAGTGGTATTTGGCCAGCAACACAAGATTCATGTGATGCTTGGGCATTAGAATATGTAAAGAGCCTTGGACTATTAGATGGTCTTGCAGCAGGATGGTATAAAGCCTATAGTGATATTGAGGCAGATTTTCTACAGGCTTACGCTATTAAAGCATTTCGTACACCGTTGCGAAGCTTAGAGCCATATTATGTTGAACCAAAATATCGCTGGACACGATACTTAACTGGTCGTAAAGTTGCTGTAGTTTCTAGTTTTGCCGATAGTATTCAGGCACAGCTCTGGAGTCCAAATTCATCGAAAATTTGGTCAGGGCTAATACAACCAGATACAATTCTTCCGACAACAGTTCAGTGGTCAACTATTAGAACATATTTTTCTCCCAAAATTGCTGGAAACACAACAGCATCTTGGCCAAATGCAAAGTCGTGGGAAGATGCTGTAGCGTACGCAGTCAGTGAAGTTTTATCTACGGATGCAGAAATTGTATTAATCGGATGCGGTGCCCTAGGAATGTGTATTGGAGGACGGTTGCGTTTAGCTGGAAGAAGTGTAATACTACTTGGTGGAGCAATACAAGTTCTGTTTGGAATTAAAGGACAACGTTGGGCATCCCATGATGTAATTTCCAAATTTTGGAATTCAGCATGGGTATATCCCTCTAATAATGAAACACCATCTAGAAGTTATTTAATTGAAGGAGGTTGCTATTGGAATGGCTCCCTGCCATCTACAACGCCCAGATAATATTTATACATAGTAGAATGTTTATTGCTTTTGAATTAATATTATTATTACTAGCCTTACAGGCATTTATATTTTATGTGATTTTACTCAGTAAACAAAAGGTATTTCATTTAGTATACACATTTTTTATGTTGTACATTTCCTACCGCTTATACACTATTTATGCAACTGTAAATGATGCAAACACAAGTATAGAGTACAGCAAATCTATCATGCATATTTTAAGCGGTGATAGAAATAAGCCAAATGCTAAAGCTGATATAAGTTCTAATATTATAGGACTTATTGTACTTAATATATTATTTACGGGGTTACACATGTGGCAATTTTTTGCCCCCTCAAGAATTGCATTAAATGCTAGCTCTTTACCCTCTTATGGTGGATATAGAATGCGCTAAGTATTTAAATTAAATACTTAGCAGTAATAGAATAGGAAAAGTTGATATTATAGGAATTATTTCATTTTTAACAATAATCTATACTATTATAATATTTATTGCGTTTTTATTATACAAACTTACAGGATGGAAATTTTGGTTTATTATTGGAGCAATGGTTATTGCAATATGGTTTGGATTTTGGTGGGTTGCTACATCAGTAATTACTTCATTTATAAAGCTAGGAGCGTCAGAAGAGAATTCAGATCTTAATAACAGAGCAGATGCAAAAGAAACTTTAGATCAATGGAATATAGTTACAAACTCTGTACTAGCTATTACAGTAGTTTCATTCATTCTATCTCTATATCTAAATGGTACTTTGGGAGCCAAGCCATCAAATGTATCTCCGACTGTTCCAGTTGGCGGTAGAAGAAGGCGCTGATTTATAATTCGCGTGTCTAGATGAGACTACAGTTTGTTTCGGACTTACATCTTAATTTACGTCCCAAAGAAACTTTTGAAACTATGCTTATTCCTAAGGCCCCTGTTTTAGCCCTACTAGGCGATATAGCACCCTTTCGCCATCCAAATCTCCGACAGTTTCTAGAATGGTGCTCACAGCGCTGGGAAACTGTCTTATACATTCCTGGTAATGAAGAACTAATACACAAAGACTACTCTATTGACACTGCTTTAGCAGGACTCAAGCAAGTATGTGCCTTTTATAAAAACATTCATGTGCTCTATAGGGATAGTTTTATAAGTGACGATGGGCTCATAGTACTTGGATGTACATTTTGGAGTTGTATACCAGTAGTTCCTAAACCACATAGGGATAGGCATCGCACTGACGTAGAGTGGGTGAAAGCCCAGACAAAACTTTATACGAAGCCATTTCTTGTTCTATCACATTATGGACCAACTATGTGGGTTCAAAATGAAATGCGTATAGAAAGGCCCGAATCAGTATTAACAATTCCTGAGCTAGAGCTTCTTCTAAAACCACCAATTGTAACATGGATTTTTGGACATGTTCATGGATTTGTAGAATATTCAAAACTATGGAGTGACTCGACTGGTGAGAAACATACTGTATTACTTTTATGTAATGGCTTAGGTGAAAGCATAGAGGATGAACGACCTGAATGGTATGCTCCAGATGCTGTTATTGCTTTACGACCCGAATTATACAACTAACGGCAAGTGCCGAATTTAAGCACTCCTCTAGGAGTGCTTAAATGTAGCATACTTGCCGAGCATACGAGCTTAGCTCGTATGCCAGGCTTACCCGATAGATGAGTCTATCGGGTGCGCCATCATAGGGTTGTAGGCAATATTAAGTACCCCCTAAAAGGGGGTACTTAACTTAGGCACAACACGCTAAGCATTTAATTTTGGGCGAATTTCCTTATCATATGCTGCTTCAAACCCCTGAATTGCGTGTAAAAAGTTTGGAGCCGGTCGAAATGTAATAGGGCGCTTTGACTGGATGTAGGCAATTGCTTGCTCAACTTTCATATTTGCCGTTGCAATTAAATACATAGCAACAACACAGGCTGACCGTTGCATACCTGCATGACAATGAACTAAGACTGGACCCTTTTTATGCTCAAGTCTTAATTTATAAATAATTTCGAAAGACCAGAGTTCCATATTGCGAATTTCATCCATCTGTAAATTATCATCAACTGGTACTCTGTACTGGTTGCGCACTGCCTCATGAAAGGGGATTGTCTTCGTACAATTAAAAACAGCCCGAATTCCTTTTCCGATGAGAAATTCAGAATCTTGGGAAGATGCCATATTTCCAATCCAAATACCTTTCACAATTTCATCTGCCGGATTTGATCCCATACTCTCAACGATCGTTATAAAATTGAAGTTGTCACGTGAACGCATGCTAGACACAATGTCGCTTACACAATCCCTGTATCGTGAAGAAGAGGTTATTGCCGCTTTGAAGTGGTGTCTAATTCGTGGTCGAATGGGTGAAGCAGTCTTTTGGGCACAAGAATGTCTTGACTCTGGCCTTGCCCCAGAATTTATAAAGGCACTCATATGGGTATGGCTATTTACATGCGGACCGGCCTCTATTGGATGGCTGGCACATCTTAACAGTTGCCTACAGAATTATGGGGCTGTTACCCAAGAATCCTATATGAATCTACTCATGTCCCTTGCACATCATGTTAAGAATCGTGGTGATAACTCTGTACTTGTATTACTTGCTGCAGGACTCAAAAATTATGATGATGTACCTAGCATCTTAACAATTACTAAACTACCTGAGTCGATTCCAAATACTCCAGTATGCAGGGCACTCTTTCAGGGAAAAACTGAATTAGCATGGAGCCTACTACGAACACAATGGGATCGTGATGCGTGGTCATCATTGGAAGCAGTTCTTAAAGTTAAGCAACCCCACGTTCTGAATCTATTTAGTTCTCTTCGTAATAGCCCACTCACGATGCATGTTGCATGGATTCAGGAATGGACATGGTGTATTCGGGCACTTGCTACTCTTATTGTATGTAAGCGTGAGCACATTGAGTTGATTCCAGAAAATCGTGATTATAGCCATATTACTTGTATTCGCCAAGAATTTATCAATCTTCCAATGCGTTATCGGCGTATCTTTGAGATTCCGTACGAATGTCTATATCTATTTACTAAACGTGGTTCACTGCATATAAATGAAACAACAGAAAGTGACCTTATTTATAAGCTTGAAGAGAAAATCGTTGATAGTAGGTTTTGGTCAAGCCTACCTATTGGACCCTATTCAGATGACATACTGCGTGAAGAGTTCTATGCACATTACTTTCCAACTGATATTCCAGATGAATGGTCTTCACAGGATCGTCAAAAATCACATGGAACGGGCGTTATTCCTGTAGGAGATTCAATAGATATTAGTATAGTATTTAATCGCTGTTTAGTACGCTGGTTTGGGTTAGTACCCTGTAGGTCTATCTGGAATGGATGGGAGGCAGCATTGGAAGTTTTCATGAAGTTGTGGGCTACTAATCATCCTAAAAGCATTGAGTTAGGTATTCATGAAGCTTATACAAATAGTGATGTAAGTGAAAACTGGATTCAACAAATGGCAAATTGGTCACTTGAATCTAAAACAGTGGAATTTATGGTATATTAGATATCTTCTTCAAGCATAAGTGCCTCGGGGCAGTAATCATAAAATTCAGTCTTGTTTGACAAATCTTTATGTGTTTTATGTGCCCCAAAACTTTTTTCATTAAAAACAAATTGTGTACAGAACTGATTTAGTACACTAGCTGTAGGGGGGCGATTTGCTGATTTAGCAACACATTGGCTAAAAAACATATCTTCGGGGAATTCATCTGGAACACTTTGGTTTGCATAAATACAATTTAACATAAATGATTTTTTACGAAAACTCAGACCTCCTATACCATAGTATTCATACTGAGGTTCCCAATGAATAAACATATTGGGTCCAATTACTTTATTGTCATAAGAGCATCCTATATAATCATATTTAATGAAGTTATTTATTGAATGACCACTTGCACCACAAATTACGGAATCAGTTTGAAAAACCAAGATGTTTTCTGCATTAATTTTATCCCAAAATTGTTTCTCTTTGAAAAGACGATTATAGTCAGTAGATGTCATATCATCCGTTTGAAGAGCTATATGTTTAATACGGCGTTTTTTAACGTTTTTAGTACACTCTCTGGCATAATCAGCATATGATTCACCATGAAATACATATAAATCCCATGAGGAATCCATATGTTTATTAAAGTTTTCTATAACTGATTTTAGAAGTGGATGCTTTCGTGGCTCAACAATAATCATTGCATTTATTGTAGGTATCTGAAATCCTTCTAAATTATACATGTTGTAATAAACATAGATAAGTAAACATATTGCAGTGATTAATACATATGTTTTCATTTATCTTAACTACAGTATGCAAATATAATAGTTCCAATAGCAAGTGCCAAAGTTAAGTAGTTTCTTCTGGGCTAAACGGTGGAATAGGCAAAGGAGTATTTATAAAATCCCAGTCTGAAACAATTGTGTACAAGGATATTTCTTCATATGTTCCAGCAATAAGTTCATCTATTTCATCTTCACTATATCTTAATATAATCTGATGAATAATAGGATTAATATTATTACTAAACGAGTTACGCTCAACGTGTGCATACAGCTTCTTTTTCAATGAGTTAATCTCTGTAGATCTCATTTCCTCCCAGATTTTAACAATACCACGATGCGATCCCTCTGTGAGCTTCCGTGCATCTTCATATATACGATTACGATTTTCATTTGAATCCCCTGAAAGATACATATAATACCGCCGCGTAAGATTGATCCAGACGGCTACATCGGGGTGATTTGGAACAGTTTCAATTGCCCAGTCCCAAATATGGTTTACATAGTAGTATGAGTTTATATCTTCATAACGGTCTTCACGAAATGAAGATACACATAGTTTTGCAGTTTCCGAAAGTGTTACGCCAAATTCCTTACGAATTGTATAAAACTGTAGGGACTGGCGATGATGCTTTAGAAGTGTTTCTAAATCATAGCCTGATGAACTGAAGGCAAGAAGAATCCAGTTAGATCGTCCGCGTTTCAATAGTTCATCAATGAGAAAGTGTAGTTGGCCGTATGTAAGTGGAACATTTGTGAATGGATTCACAGGCTCCCTTGGTTTAATAAAGAGATTTACTGCAACCTCTAGACGTTCAGTAATACACTTTACTAATGTAGATGCTTCAAACACATACTTATGTTTAGATGTCCAATCATATAGAATAATAGGGTTAGTTGGAACTTCCAAAGTAACAATGTCAGTTTCATTTGCAGATTTAAATCGCTTCAGCCTCCATAGGCGAATACACTTTTTCATAGCAAATCGCACATGTTGATTATAATACATTAACCTTTTTACTTCATTTAAATCTATAGTAAAATGTATATTACAAGTATCAGGATATACTTTTACGCTGCGTGAAGATAAGAATGGGGTTACAAACTCCTTTTCATTTTTCATAAGATGTTGAAACTTTTTATATACATGAATAAATCCATAATTATCTGCACGTAGTGCAGCCTCATACTCTAGTGGGCATGGGATAATACGCCAGACAGGTTTCAAGAACTTATAGGGTTGCATTATACACGGCGTATATCTGAATTACGCGCGCTAAAAAAATCAATTTTTCTTAAGGGCACTTGCCCTTATTAATCCCTTTCAACAATAAACTTTGTAACACAGTTCTTAGTTGGACAGTATCGTCCAATAAGAACCATTTCCTGTGTGTATAGATAATTTCCATTAAGTAATAATGTTTCATCTTCGATTTTAAGATAGTTCCATTCAGGAAGGGGAGAATATGACAAAGGATTAAGTGTATGTTCAACACACACTTTATGATTTGTACCTGGAGTAGATGACCATAAGATTGGATTATTACATGGAATAAGAATTGTAGGTGTTTCTGGTGATTGTACTAATGTAGTACATCTCATTTGAGCTATATCAACTGACCATGTTTCGGGCTCATCAAAGAAATACACGTCTACCATTTTATCTTTGATTGCCTTTAGTAACGGTTCCTCATCTTTTCCAATAGATGCACTAATATCTTTAGCAAGTTTTTGAGTTGCTTGATTAAGCACAACTATAAATGAATCCCAGTATAGTTTTCGAATCGGTATGTGTTGCATGGTTACCATAATTTACGTGCTTGCTTCAAGCAATTTTACTCAACTTAAGCCTTTAAACACAACGTAGCAGCCGTGTCTTCTTCAATAGAAGGCATAATTTGCTGAACAATTCCAAATATATCTCCATTCTGTGAGCCATTCTTTATAGCAATCTGATACCAATAATATGCTAAGGGAGCAAAGGTGCATACGCCAATTATGATACCAAACAGTGTTTCAGCCCCTGTCATTACATATCTAGATAAAATAAGGGCAAGCATTGAGAGTAATGATACAATCATTATCATTAGTGAACGTCCTTTGCGATTTTCTATCTTCCATGGAGCACTACCTGCAGTTGTACTATCTAAATTATAGACAGTATAAGCATTTGTAAATATGTATGAACAGAAAAAAACTACATGTGCAACCCAGTGGCTTGGGGCAACATTAAAAGACGATGCCATACCAGCATCACGAATTGATGGTACAAGAAGTCCTACATCGCTTGCAGGTACACGTGTTCCTGGCAGTATAAACGTAATTACATGAAGAAGTATAACAGCCACTGGAACAATAATTACTTGCCCTATAAATAAGAAGATTGTTCCAACATTTAAGACAGTTAATGATAAAAATCCGATTAAGCATATGATAATAATTGGAAATCCTAAGAGAAATAATAGTATCATTTTTTGTAAGCGTTCTAAGACATTCATTCCTAATGATTAAGCCTAAAATATTGATATAACATCTAGTACTTACCGTGTTGTGCTAAAGTTAAGTACCCCCTAAAAGGGGGTACTTAATATTGCCTACAACCCTATGATGGCAAGTATGCTACAGTAAACGTTAAGCCAAAGGCTTAACGCAACTTTGGCACTTGCCGTTAAGTTAAGAAGGTTTCGGACATATATACAACTTTGTACCATCTGCCGTACGTTTGTGTAAAATAGGGATTCCTATTATGTTAAGACTTGATAAACCAAATAGACGATAATTTTGTTCAACAAGAAGTAGTCCAACTAATATACCAGCTATAATACTGAAAAAAAGAACATTAAAATCATCACATGAAAAATACAGACGGTAAAGCACAAAAAATGCTATAAAAATTGGTATAGTTACTGAAGCAATGTAAAATCGTGATGAATAATTTGGCCCCATAATTTCAAGCTCTTTGGAGAACCGAAACAGAATTGATAATATATAGGAAGATGCAACACTTAGTAAATACAAATGTGAAGATGGAAATCCAGATTGCGTAGTTGACCCGAATAAAGTAAGCGCCTCAATATCTTTTGACATAAATCCAGATACACACTGTGTATTTTGTGCAGTTTTACTTGTTGATACAAAATTCAGATATGAATTTGCTTGACGAATTCCGTAAAATCCAAGAAGACTTTCAACTAAAGAAGCAAAAAATGTTCCATATGGTACCGAAAGTGTTATTAATGCAAAAAATCCCATACCCATGACAAGTCCATCTGGAAAAATACGAATCATTTCTTGAACAATTCCTACCGGACTATTAATTAAAGAGTCTAATGCTTTTCCAAGTCGCTCCATCCTGTTCAGCCTTAAGGATTTTCATCAAGATACTATAGATCCTATAGGATGGGAATTCCATCCTATTTTCGTCATATATTAAAGAAATATCCCACCCTAGTTAAAGGGGCAGATGATACTAAACCACATACATCTGATATTCTTCTTGTTGATTTTAATTGTCTAATCTATGGTTGTACACGAAGTCCAGCTCTTCCTGTATACACAGGAAATAACGAAAGAGTTTGGGAAGATGCCCTTCTCAATGAAATAAAAAGATACGTTGTAAAATTGTGGAAAGTTGCAGGCTCACCAAAGACTGTGCTTTTAGCTGTAGACGGAGTTGTACCTATGGCTAAAATCAGACAGCAACGTTTACGTCGATTTAAGAGTGTATGGCTTTCGCAAAAAGAGCGTGAAGCAGGAGTTCGTGCCGAGCATACATGGGATACAAACGCAATTACACCAGGTACGTATTTTATGGAGCGTCTTACACATGCCTTAAAGGAATTATCTTCTTCACGTGGAGCCGGATGGATTGTAAGTGGAGCAGAAGAGCCTGGAGAGGGAGAACAGAAACTGATGAAATGGATTCGCTCACAAGATGAAAATATTATAAAAGGAAAATCGATTACAGTGTATGGCCTTGATGCTGATTTAATTGTCCTATCGCTTCTTCACGCTACAATGTATCCTTCTATAACGCTGTCGATTCTTCGTGAATCACACGAGTTTGGAAAAGTATCAACGTCTGCAGAATACAGTGTACTACTAATCCAGCAACTTCTTACAATAATGTTTCCACAAAAGCTCGATAAATTACGATACATTTATGATTACATTGCCGGGATGACACTTCTTGGTAATGATTTCATTCCACATAGCCTTGGATTTACAATTCGTGATTCAGGTCACGAGCGTCTTATTCATATGCTCTATGAACTTCATAAAAATGGGATGTTTCTTGTAGATGAATGCCAGAATCTTATAAAAGAATCTCTCAGTGTCCTCTTAAATTCGTTAGCTGAAACTGAAGCAGTAGATATTAAAAATGCCTTTTTCAAAAAATACACAATGCGCTCGCCACCACCACGCTCTGATTCAGAGCGCGCAATGCTACATGTTCAGGACCTTCCACTTGAATGGGCAGAAGAGAATAGTATGTGGAATTCAGAAACAAAGAAATTAAATGAAACTTGGGCAGATGTATACTATACATATGAAACACCCCTGTCTGGAGAACAAGATATACATCAAAAATGTATGGCTTATTTTACAGGATTACAATGGGTTATTAATTACTATACAGGAAAGTCTGTATCGAACGAATGGATGTATCCATGGACATATCCACCTCTTTGGCGTGATTTAGCATGCATATCATTATCTAGTGAACCCCTTCCGTATCCGGAAGAAGCATCTAAGAATGAATTGAAACCTCAAGAACAACTGGCAATGGTTCTTCCTTATGAAAGTTGGAATCTTATTCGGAACGCAACCCTTCGGGCCCTTCCAGGGAATCTTCCGTCTTTTTGGATTCCTGCTAAAAAGTTTCATTCTTTGGGAAAACGCTGGCTCTGGGAATGTTATCCAAAGATTCCTATTTTAACTAAGAGTCGCCTTTATTCACTTTCACCTTCACGTTGATCTCAGATAATAGTGCACGATTACATAATAAATAAAGGAATAAGGAGCCAGTAACTGCAAGTAGTGCTGATATGACTATTTGGAATATATGTCCTCCAATTATACGATTAAATAATTTTCTATTTGTTATAAAAAGTACTAAAGACGCTACTAAAAGAATTGCTGAAATACCAGCATTAATTAAAAATATATAATAATACCAAGCACATATTGTCATATTTGATATTCCCTTAAAGATCTCTGGTTCAGCGGACATTCTATATATCTATTATATAGATTTTTAAAAGAATAGAATGGGACAAGGCGTATCATCCCTACAGGGGTTTGAAGCATCCCATATACGAATCTATAAATCAATTCTTCAAATTGAAAATCCGCAAGTACGTATTCAAATGATACAGACTGTACTACAAGGTCCTGAGTATGTACAAGCAGCAAAATCTGCAGGTATCTATTCACATTTACTTGCATATACAGCAAGTGTACGAAATGGTACACGGGCCAATCCTTTGCCTGGAGAGTTAGGAAAACCACCTACAAGTGTTCCCACTAATACAACGCAAATCTCTGTACATACAAATGCCCCATCAGACCCTTCTACATATGTTCTTAAGGGAAAAGGTAATGAAAAGGCAATGAACTATTTTCAGAATTGCCTTCTTGTTTTAGATCTTGAAGAAGAGGTTGCCCTAACTGAAGATGCTTTACGCGTTGCTTATAAAAAGGCCGCTCTTAAAGCACACCCGGATAAGAAAGGCGGCTCTGAGCATAAGTTTGAGGCAGTTACACGGGCATATGCCTATTTAACTGATATATTACGGCGTGTACAGGGAGGTCGAACAAAGGCAGGAGTTGTAGAGGCTCCCGATACGTTAAAAGATTCTCGTGCATCATCGGCAAATGACTGGAAAATGGTTGAGCCTGTTAAGTTGAATCCTAAGAAACTTGATATGAACACTTTCAATACAATGTTTGAACAAACACGTATGCCGGACCCAGATGATGAAGGCTACGGGGACTGGTTAAAAAATGAAAAAGAGGCATCACAGACCTCTAAGAATTTTGGTGGAAAATTCAATCGTGACGTGTTTAATAGTGCCTTTGAAGATGAAGCTAAGACACATGCTTCTACTAAGAATCCACTTGCTGTTGTTGCACCAAAAGCAATGACACTTGCCCCGACACACGGAGTTGAGTTAGGCCGTGGTGCACAAGAGAGTTATACGGCTCCAGCAAATGCATCTATGAAATACACCGACTTGAAACAGGCATACACAACTGAGAATACATTTAGCGGACAAGTACGTAATGTCCAGGTAGATAATCGTAGTTTTGATACATATTCGGCACAACGGAAACGTGCTCCAGACCCATTAAGTAATTCAGAAATGGAGGCATTACAGGAAGCCGAGCAGTATACTGCACGTCAAGAGCAAATGCGAGGTGTTAGAGCAGCGCAGGAGCTACAGCAATCAGATGAGTATTTTAAACGGATGAAACAGCTTATTTTAATGGATACAAGTGGAATGAATAAAAAGGGAGATAGATAACGTCTAGTACTAAAGTAAAAACTCCCCTATTGGAGTCATTTAACTTTTCGTTCTAGCCATCAGAGCTAAGTACTTATTTTAAGTACTTAGCGGTATCAATAATTGTCTAAACCGCTAAGAGAATGAATAGAACTACATCAAGTATTGTTATTGGTATAGTACTATTAGTTGGTGTTTCACTATACTATAGGGATGTTTCATTAAATCCATTTAAAGATATTAATGTTACTGAAATCGGAACTGATAAACCGCCAATATGGATTTATCTAAATTCAAGTGATGTAAATTCACGCTCCTGGGCTGATTTTATGGATAGAAGCTCGCGTGCTATAAATCTTCCCTTTCTAAACCTATGCTACGAGTCGATAGTAAAGCATAATTCAGCCATATATCGCATAGAGGTTATTGGTGGTCTATCAGATCTTGCACTTCGCATGGGTGGCTGGGATTGTCTTCCTGATAGTCTTCAAAATCCAAATACAGTAGTTAGAGAGCCTGAATTAAATTGGATTCGTTCAGCTGTACTTGCAAAGTGGGGAGGCCTCTGGGTATCACCAGCAAATATATGTATAAAACCATTTGGACCATTGCCTAAGAAGCGCGTAGTATTTTTTGGAACTGACACCGGCTCTGCATATGCAACATCTTCAACTATACCAGCATTAAATGTAATATGGTCCCCCGTTCCAAATCACTCGCTTTGGGTAACATGGGAGAAGAAGGTAAGAGAGCGGTTAAATCGTAAAAGTGGGGGATCTGAATTTAGAAATGATGAGAAATCTGATTTAGCAGATGCTCTTAGTGAATTTAAGAATGATTGCGTATTAATGCCTGGAGCCGAACTTTCACGCAAGGGAGCTTCATTAAAGCGAATTGAATTAGAGGATTTACTTGCTGCAGGAACAGAAGGAGATATTCCATTTTCAGTACCAAATCATACAATATATTTGCCAATACCTTATACGGAAATTCTACAGCGCTCAGCATTTGATTGGTTTCTAAGAATGAGTGAAGACCAGATCCTAAATAGTGATCTTGTCATCAGCTATTTTTTTACGGCAAGTGCCAAAATTAAGCACTCCTAAAGGAGTGCTTAAATGTAGCATACTTGCCATCATAGGGTTGTAGGCAATATTAAGTACCCCCTTTAGGGGGTACTTAAGTTTAGCACAACACGGTAGACTTAAATAAATTTGTTTATTTTTAGTGGTAATCCATGGCCAAATAATATCATGTATATTAAAATACATGATGCCATTAATATACTTCTATTTTCAGCAACATTACGTTGTTGTCCTAGACCAATCACCATAAAAATATAGAGAATCACGCCAATCACAACTGAATGCAATACCATACTAAGACCACTTTCCATTTATACTATATGACTGGAAATTGTTCTAGAATTTGGCATTTGCCGTTAATCAAAATTAACTTCTAATGATACTCCACTCAAATCATAAAAAGAAACCTTACTTTGTATTTGATATAACATTTGTTTTACACCCTTATAAAGACGCTCTTCTTTTTGTAGTGTGTACCCATGTGTATGTAGAAGATGACGTAATATTGTTATAATGCTTATAGGTGACCATTTATGAATAAATCGAGCAGCTTTACAAGGAATGTAATATGCTTCAATATCGGGAAGCCATTCATCTAGTGTATTTAATTGAAGTTCATCTCTCGAAAACCATCGTAAATCATGAAATCCTATGAGGCCAATCTGCCGTAAAACATGTTCTACAACTTCTTTTGGTGGTTCTTTTCTAAATAGTTTAATTGGGGTTGTACTCATTCATATCTCTATGTATCACTAAGTAGTTAATTTAAGCACTTGCCATTAATATGAGTTTGTATCATCAATAAATAAACGCATCATATCAAGTGTATGTGTCTTACCCTGAGCAAAATATATCCATCCTCGTAAAAGTATTTGATGTATTTTTTGAGAATCAACTGCCGAAATTACGCCAATAGTTTCAATAGATGAATCAATTTCATGGAGAAAATCTTCATAACTAATTCCAGTTGCCCAGAGTTTAATAAACAAATTCAAAAGTAATGTATCATTTTTTAATAAATATGCCTTTAGTATTTCCATACATAATGAAAATGAGGGGGCTGAAATTAAAGATACAATATCATGAGCTTCTATAGTATAGTTTTCAGTATTTCGAATTGTTTTATTTAAAATTCTACACATATTTCGTATTTCAGTTGGAGAATGTAATATAGATATAAATACTTGCATCGCTTCACTTGATATTGTAATATTTTTAGCTCCGTCAATATTTATAAAGTGATAAATAATTTGTGTTGGATTAATAAATGTCATTTCAAGATGCATACATCTTGAACGAAGTGGAAGAATCAAATCTGTTGAATATCTGCTACAAAAAATAAAGCGTGTTGTATGTGAATGTGTTTCCATCGGTCTACGAAGTGCCTGCTGTGAAATAATAGGTAATGAATCAGCGTCATCAACAATAATCCATCTATAAATACCAGGTGTCCCACTTGTATGGCGTACAAATTCAGCTACAGACTGTCTAACACAATGTATACCTCTATCCTGCTCCGAAGATAACCATAATATGGAATCGTGTCCAGGAACTATATTTTTTAGTTTGAAATATGCTGCAATAAACTCATGTAGTAATGTTGTTTTACCTGATCCGTATCCGCCTGAAATAAAAATATTTGGGGGATCATCTAATACTTTATTTAAAATTTGTATTGATTTATCCTGTCCAATTAAGGAAGAGGAAAACATCCTATTTGTATAGGGCTAATACTCCTTAAACCTGGTCTAAGGAAACATCTCTATATTTGGAAAAGATAAGATGTCCCTTTATGAACGCTTAGGACTAAGCAGGGATGCTGATACCCAAGAAATACGTAGAGCATATCTTAAACTTTCTAAAACCGAGCATCCTGATAAGGGTGGAAATGAAGAACGTTTTAAAACTATTCAACAAGCGTATGAAATACTTTCAAACGACCAAACTAAAAATTTCTACGATCAAACTGGAGAAATTCCTGGTGAAGAGCAAGGTATGCAGGGACACGGGCATGGTATGCCTGGTATGCATGGAATGCCAGGCATGCCATTTGGTATGCCGTTTGGTGATTTAGGCGCCATGTTTGGTAATATGTTTAATGGAGGTCGCCGTCAGGAGCAACCACGAAAGCAGCAAAAACCCCAACCAAAGGTTCACGAAGTTGCTTTTACTCTTCATGATTTTTTCTATGGAAAACGTATTGAAATTAAGTTTGAGCGTCAGAAGTTTTGTAAACAGTGCAAGGGCGAAGGAGCAGAAAAGTTTGATTCATGTGGCTTATGTAACGGTTCAGGAACACGTGAAACGCATATTATGATTGGTCCAGGTATGGCAGCAGTATCTCGTGGACCATGTGAAGCATGTAATGGTCTTGGAAAGAAGTCTATAGGCGTATGCTCAGCTTGCCGCGGGTCAAAATTTACTAGCCACGAAAAGACACTTCAAATTACAATTCAACCTGGTATGGGACCAGATGATATAATGAAATTCCCAAATGAATGCTCTGATAATCATTCGTATGAAGAGCCAGGTGATGTACATATAATCTTACGCGAGGCAGATGATGTATCTCGTCTTGTTCGTATTGAAGATACCCTTTCTACTGTTCACAGAATTACATTACGTGAAGCTCTTCTCGGAAGTAAAATGGTTGTACAAGGTCATCCTGCACATCCAAATGGTCTTACGGTAAATATTCCTGTAGGGACTATGCATGGTGATACTATTACTGTAGAAGGTGAGGGAATGCCATGTCGTGGTACAACACGCCGTGGCAATCTACAAATATCAATTTCTCTTGTGATTAATGAATCTGAAAAAGAGCGTCTAATTAAAAATCAAGATTTACTAAACACATTATTTAGATGAAGTGGGAGCAAATGAAGCAGGGTTTTCTGCTAATTTCCACTCAGGATTCATTTTATTAACAGCTCCAGATGCCATAGCAGGTGGTAAAAGTGTATTAGGGGATGCATAATCAGCGGGGCGCATGACTGCAAATCCACCATGCATCTTGCGTGAACGCTTTGAGCGCTTTGAGCGCTTTGAGCGCTTTGAGCGCTTTGAGCGCTTTGAACCTCTGCGTCTTCTACCACCAGCCTGATCGCTCATTCCTTGAATTGCGCTAAACGATTGATCTATAGGTCCAAGACGAGCAATTGCCCGTAATGAGTTATCAAGAACACCCGTAGCTCCTACCGGAGCACCACTCATAGGAACATACGCCCCACCATGCTGTCCCATGTGAATCTTATCATAATCTACACCCTGTGCTAGACTAGCAGAGCTAGGCGACATCATTGACTTATCATTGACACCAGCTGCATTCATATGAGGCATACCACCGCCGTGGTGGGACTTACGAGAACCACGCGACTTTCGTGAACGTTTATTCTTACGCATCTTGCGCGACGTCTTACCACGCATTTCTATACATAGTATTGAAAAACAAATTGGCAAATATAGAATTAAAAACTATTTCTATATTTGAAAATCAAAAATACTCTTAGATTTAAGAATCACGTAGTGCCGGTGCCTGGATACGACGCTTCTGTATCTTACCTGAAACAAGATAGATACTGTTCTCCGTAACAATAATAAACTCCTCACCTACCTTATAGACCTTCTGGATTAGACTCGTAAACTCATCATTTGACTTGACAAGCATCTTCTCCTTTGTATCCTGGTCCTCACCCATAAAAGCCTTCTGGTTGAAAGTATCAACATAATAGTCTAGTTGGATAGGCTTATCTTGCTGTATCGCGAGCTTAGCAGCTTGTGCTAAAAGTTGAATACTAGGTTGGACATCAGCAGCAGACATTCTAAATTCTGGAAAGTTATACGAAAGCATGTTTACTCTTTTTCCGCATATTGATCCGGAAATGAATTTCTAATTGACTCGTGTAACTTCATTTGCATGAACAGTAATAATGTTATTAATAAATTCATATGCTTCATCTAGTTGCTCTTTTGTCCTAGCTCCCGTAATAATAATAGAGCCAGTTTGAAAGATTGCTATTGTGATGCGCTTACAAAGAGCAATCTTAGTACCATCGCCCTGTCCATTACAGAATTTAGGACAGTTACAAATACCATTTTTATCCGGAGAAGCTTGATTATAGTAGTATTTAGTATTTACACCCTGGTAAATAGTCGTTTCAAGTGTACTAGATAGATTATACACATTACATAGTATTTTATGTAGTTCTGCACGTTTTATTAGTGCATTTACCTTATAATCACTATTAAGTAGTTGAACAGCAAACTTTGTAAGCTCTAAAGGGATTGATGTTATTGCTGTAGGAAGATTGTTAAATTCACGAATTACCCAATGAATCACATCACGAGAGAACATTTCATTTGTAACACCAGTCATTTGAAATCCACCATTTGCAAATAGTTTAATATTAACTTCCTTAAAATCTCCCCCGTCTTCGCGTAACTTTCGCATTACAATCGTGCTTTGATTAAAGAATGTCTTATCACCTACACGACGCTTTGTTAAAAGGTCACGCGATGAATAGCCAATCACCCGCGTTTCATGCTCCATCTTAAGAAAGCCTTCATCTGGATAGCCAATTGGAATCAAAAGAGATTTCATTTGATTAAACAGCAACGGCAAATTTAATGTTGTACCCAAATGTCCTGTTGTAACAAGTGTTGAAATTCGTAACGGAGAGAAATCAATTCCTGTTGACATCTCTTTATAGTTTAAATATATACTACCATGCCTCCAATTTTTCTCGTACGAACCGCTTAAACCAATCTGATAATAAATGAGCACGCTTTTTAAAAGGGACTAGCTTAATAAAATCAGTATCAGTTATTCTAAGCATTTGAATTGTACCAAACTTTGTTAGAATGTTTAACGTATTTGCACAAAATACACAAAACATCGCCAAATCAGGATATGTCCATTTTTGTAGTGTAGTTTCAAAAATAGATACTATTTGTGAAATGTGTGTTGTAAGAAGAATCGACCATAATTTTGCACACTCATTATACTTTGACTTGTTTAGCATAAAATATCGAATGTCACCCTTTCTAAACTCAATATCAATACCAGAAATAGCTACATTTGTATCATTTAGAATAATATCAATACGCTGTTTAAAATCAATTGGTCTTGGAGCTTCAAATGGAACTCTTAAAAATTTGTGTATAATAGACGGATGAATCCGTGATATTGAATTACATAAAAAGATAATAATCACCTTTTTTGATGACTCATCTAAAAGGGGACGTAACGCAATTTGAGCCTGGTCAGTTAATGTTTCTGCCTCATCAAAAACAATTACCTTAGGGGCAGTTGAATCTGCAAATAATGCTTTAAAAGATGACCATATAAAGGGATATACACGGCTTCTTACCGCCTCTAATCCACGCTCGTCACTTGAATTTAGAAAAAGTGCCCTTCCAAAAAATGTATTTGATACACCCTTACCGTGCAAAGCTTCTACAAAAAATCGTGCTGATGTAGTTTTTCCAGAGCCTGGCGGTCCCACTAATAAAAGGTGAGAACGTGATTCAGGATATTTAACCATTGTGTTTAATAAAATTTGAATACGAGATGGAAGCCCCAAATTATCCATATACCTTTGTAGTGTATAGTATTATAGCCTTAGACCCGTTTTATATTATAATGGCTTAAATATAGATGCTTCTCTTTAGATATAGAAATGCCACCTAGAAAGGAAAAAAAAGACGCTGATGAAAGTCCTAAACGAAAGCAAAAAAAGGCAATTAAGATTATAGCAGTTGTAACTCCAAATGGAATTGAGGGATCCTTTTCGGTTGAGCCTCGGCGCCCCCTTATAGCTCACCTTCATGCACATTCAGATAATATTGGATTTGGTGAACAGGTAAATGAACCCGAGCCCTATAATTCTATGACAAATGATATGTTTTCAGAAACGAATCATGAAGTCACAAGTGAAATGGCTGAGCCTGTTCAAAGAAAGGTAGAGCCCGTTCCTGAAGTGGCAAATGTAGAAACAAAATCAATTTCATGTCACATAAAACTTGAACTTATGTCGCCCTTTAAGGAAACGATCCGCGCAAAAGTACTACCATCGAAAACTGATATTTCTTGTTTTTGGTGTGCACACACTTTTGATACTCCACCATGTGTTGTTCCAGAGCGTGAGGTTGCTGGCGTATATCAAGTGTATGGAAACTTCTGTATGCCTGAGTGTGGACTTGCCTATCTACTTCATGAATCTATTGACCCACATGCACGATGGGAGCGTATTGCTCTTCTACATCGTATCTATGATAAACTTGGGTCACATCGCATTTTTCCTGCGCCACCTCGTGAGTCATTAAAAATTTTCGGAGGCCCATTAACTATTGATACGTATCGTGCTACTATTAAGCAGGGCAAGGTGCGCGTAGATATGCATATGCCCCCAATGGTAAGTATCTTAGGAAGTATTGATACTAAGCCGATTGATTTTTTTGATTCTAGTATTAAGAATACCGTACTAGGTAGTCTACAAATCGATAAGACTACAAAGGCGGAAGAGGGGCTACGCTTAAAGCGTACGCGTCCCCTAAAGGATAGAGAAAGCACGCTTGATTCAGTAATGAATATTCGCACTGGACAGAAGCGTTAATTTATGCACTTGCCGTTATAAAAATTGAGGCAGATACGCCATTTTCTATTTATATAGAATGGCATATCAACCTATTGTTCGTGAACTATTTCGCTCACTAGAAACAATCATTCATGAGCGGTTTGCTATGATTGAAGATATTATTCGCATTGAATCCCAAAAGAATGTTACTTCTCTAAATGATGTCGAGGATATCTCCCCGCTTTCAGAGAAAATTTCAAGCCTGGCCGAAACTATTGAACAACTATCATCTCGTTTGACAGCACTTGAAGGTGTACAGACGCCTCCAGAAACTGTTCATGTCACTCGAATGGATAATGAAGCTCACACTCCAGTTCGGCCAGCAGCTCTACAGAATATGTTTATGCAGTCTATGCAAGGTCTAACTATTAGTACCAAGAATGAAGTAGAAGAAATTTCAGTAATTGAACACGTTGAGGAGGAAGAGGAGGAAGAGCTTGAAGAAGAGGTCGAGGAGGAAGAGCTTGAGGAAGAAGTCGAGGAAGAAGTCGAGGAGGAAGTTGAGGAGGAAGTTGAGGAGGAAGTCGAGGAGGAGGAAGCGCTTGAGCTTGAAGAGTTCCTACATAAGGGAAAATCTTACTATAAGGACCCTTCAAATGTAGTGTATATTCTTGATGAAAATGGGGAGCCCGCTTCAGTGGGGCGTTGGGATCCAAAGACAAGTCGTATTCTAAAATAAAATATAACTTTATATAAAGAAGACTATGTATTATTCAGCAGTAACAACAGTAGCGTTATTTATTGCGATTATTATAAATGATGTAATCCAAAATGATATATCTAGTATTTCTAATCACGCTTTTTTTGGACTTCTTTCAGTTCTTGCTGTTTTATTTTTATGTATGAAAGGAGCGGAAAGTGTTGCGTGGGGTCTAATAGTATTACCAATGTTTACAATTGCCTTAAGTTTTGTGTTATCGCATTCTAATTCAGATTCAAGCTATAAAGATGATAACTACTATTCAGAGCCTACTAAAACTCCTCAAACTACAACATCAGCATCTGGCCAATTACCTAAACAAGCCACAGTACAACTTCCAGTTTCAACGAAACCATCATCTAGCTCTTCTAATGTAACACCTTCAGGAGTGGGCTGCAGTGTTAATATGGCCTAACGGCAAGTGCCAAAGTTGCGTTAAGCCTAAGGCTTAACGTTTGCTGTAGCATACTTGCCGAGCATACGAGCTATGCTCGTATGCCAGGCTTACCCGATAGACGAGTCTATCGGGTGCGCCATATTAGCGTTGTAGGCAATATTAAGTACCCCCTTTTAGGGGGTACTTAACTTAGGCACAACACGGTACGTCTTACATAAAGCATGATTACATACTTATTTTAGAAATGGATAAGGCTTTATCTACATCTGCTCCGGCATGGATGCTTCATTGGGCATTTTGGTTTATTAATACTTCATCTTCTATGCTTCGTAAGCTATATGAATACATTGAACGTGTTAAGTCTGCTGCAAATTTTATGTATTCAGACCAAGAATATATGTTTGTAAGAGATTCTGTATTTCCATATGATTTACGTACATACAAACCACAAGAGGGTATTAGTTCTTCACTTATATATAATGTAAATAAGCGCGTATTTTATTCTGATGCCACATCATTAACAAAAAAAACAACATCTCTTCCGATTCTTTCTCTTGAAATTATTAATAAAACACAAGCGACTCTTTATGATATAACTGATTTTATTGAATCAGTTCGTTCTGTAAGCTCCTTATGTGAAACACTCTGTATAGGTCATATTATATCTGTTTGGCAATTATCATCCGGTACAGTTCTAGATAGTAGTGAAGTATCTGTTAGATACATAAACATGAATGGTGATACAAACATTGTAGATGTTCGTAGTTTAGTTAAAATCTAATATTATACTATAATGTTTCGCGAAGTTCTTGTTCCAGTTTTATTATTTATAGTTTTATCACCAGGAATACTAGTAACAATTCCACCTACAAAACAGGGATTATTAATGAGCAGAGAAACAAGTGTATATGCTGTTTTAGCACATGCAGTATTATTTGGCTTTATATACATGGGACTAAAAACTACATTTCCTAAACTCTGTCGTTAATAAAATATAAGATTTATACAGATGCCCAAGACAGCGCGTTATAATTCTACGGCGAAAGGTCTTATGAAGTGGGCAGAGGCCGAATTAGAGCATGTAGGCCGTATTGCGGCTATTAAAGATAAGGATATTCAATATTCTTATGCTTTATCGACTGTAAATGGTATGGCGCATTTAAAAGATGCACTAGCTGAACGTGCTTCTAAAGCGGGTCATCGTAAAGGTGACCTTCTAAACACTCATGATGCAGTTATTCGTGTTATGAAACACCTTGTGCAGACATATAAAGTAAATCTTAATACAATTCGGCAATTTAACACACGCCATGTATTAAGCAACATGTCGTATTTAACAAAGAAAAATACAACACGTAAAAATTCTAAGTAAAAGGTTTAAACCATACTCTATTTCTATCCTATAGAGTATGTCTTCGCCTATTTCTTTATTAGAGCCCTTACCATCTGGCCCATGGACATTTTATTTTCATGCACCAAAGGAAAAGCGATGGACTTTAGATACATTTCAACCTATTACAACTGTTACCACAATACAAGATGTACTATCTCTTTTTCAAGAACTAGGTGACAAGTTAAAGCGTGGTATGTATTTTTTTATGAAGGGGTCTATTCCTCCACTCTGGGAGAATTATCAAAATATTCGTGGTGGAAGTTATAGTCTTCGTGGCGGACCAGATGACGGAATTGAATATTACAAGACTTATGTACTTGGAGCAATGTTAAACAAAGCACTAATACATGGGGGTGATTCGGTTGTAGGTGTAAGTGTTAGCCCTAAAGTAATGAATGGTCCAAATGGTACTTCACGCATTGGATTCTATGTTATCAAACTCTGGAATAAGGACTGTGAGCTTTATAATAAACCTTCGGGACTCCGCCTATTACATTCAAAGTTGGTAGAATCTGATGTTATTTATACGCCCCATGTTGATAAGAAGATGTAAGGGCAAAACATTTGTAAACTTTATAGAATATTTATTGAATCAATATGTATTCTATTTACGGCAAGTGCCAAAGTAAAGTACCCCCAAAGGGGGTACTTTGCTGGAGCATACTTGCCATATTAGTGTTGTAGGCAGTATTAAGTACCCCCTAAAAGGGGGTACTTAATTTTAGCACAACACGTTAGTAGAATGGGATGTGAAGAGGTAAAAACAAAAAAATACCAAACACGGAAGTCGCCCGCGTTTCATGCTAAAGACTGTAAAGACCTTACCAAAAAAGGGAAAAATGGAGTCTATATTTCAAAGCCCGATGCAAAGGGTATATACAAATGGGTAAAGGCTTCAAACACGAGTAAAAAGGTAGGAAAAGGGAAACATTATGATATTCATGATAATGGTAGTAGACCCTTTAGAGTCTTTATAGATGGTTTAAATGTATCCATATACAAGGACACACAGACTGATTGGAATTTACCCCCAGACTATAGCAAACTTATAAAAACACTCAAAGTAAAAGAGGTTATTGTAGGGAAAAGCAGTGGACTTGCAGCTGGAGCAGATCATACACCAGCCCAGGCAAAGCAATTCCTGGGAAATTCTATCCTTCTTCATGTATCTGGAAACAAGTATATACATATTGGTGTTGAAATATATGAGTTTATAATGGAAGACGATTTTGAGGCATATTTTTCTATGGTTGGAAACAATGATGTCCCATATCCAGTTGTCTTAGGAAAGGAAAACGTATATTTTATGTTGGAATCAGAGCATACTTATGTTCCAAGAACATATTTTCCTCTTGTAAAAAACAAGACAGAGTGGGAAAATGCATACATGTATTTCTACGGTCATATAGATGCTCAAACCGGTGAAAACCCTCCTCATAATATTGTTCTAAAAAAGAAATTATCTTTAGAAAAATACGCTAAAAAGATGAAGGGGTTTCATAGTATTCAAAAGAGATTATAGTTTACATCCCATTCTGCTTATTCTTCATTGGCGCTAAGACAAGCTTCACCTCTCCAAGATTTGCTACTGTGTAACGAAGAATGAGGGGATAATCATTCTTGAGATATAGTTCAATGGATGGGCAGAGGCTTGTACACTTTGTGAAAAGAACAAGGTGCTTCAGCTGGAAAATACCCTGAACAATCTCTGCAGCATTTCCTGCAGACTTATGAACTTTCATATTTGACGTCCCATTGTTCTCCGATATGATTGTTTCCTGCTCGGCAAAATCGCCAATACACTTAAAGATTAGGTCAACTCCACTTGAGGTAATCTCTACGTCAAGCTTTTCTCCAAGTGCATTCATATCGCGGCAAATCTTTTGTAGGTCCATGCTTGGCATGTGTATAATGCTAGTAAAGTTTAGCGAAGGAATCTGGATATCCTCTACATCTGTGTCGAAGAGTTTGAGAAAATAGTTTGTCACCGTCGACTTCTCAGAATTCTCCATACGGATACCGAGCTTATTGGGATTACTTGCCGGTAGGTAAAGTGTAAGTGAATCATTATTTCCCATTGTCTTAATGAGCTTAAAAAAATAAATCATGTTTACACCTAATACATGCTTTGCTGGACAGTAAAATGTTTCAAACTTGTCCGACTGTAGACGCAGATACACAAGCACTGTATGAGTTTCATCAACTGCCATAATCTTGATGCCCTGCGGATCAAATTCAAGGTTTGCCTCCGTTAAAATCTCTTTTAGTGCTTCAATAAGTGTACGAAATGCTCCGGACTGGACAGTTTTGATTTCAAACAAGTTTCCATTTGCATTTGGACGGACGAGTGCCATTGTTCTATGTGCGTATTTTGAAAACATCTTTAGGCATCAAGCGCCGGAACGCTTTCTACGGCTATTACTGCGTTTATGATTACGGCTTTGTTTCCCGGCACGACTTTTCATACGAGTTTTGTTATTTTCAACAAGTCGTTTACCCTGCATTGCAGCGGCCGTTAACAACATGGGTCCTGATACTAATAATGTACCCATGACAGATGGTGTAAATCCCCCTTTTAAACTACAGGCAGCACATACCATATTTCTACTCTATAATTATAAATGGCAAAGGGTGGTAAAAAAATGAATATGCTCCCTGTTGCTGGCGTTGTTGTTTTACTAGTAGGGGGACTCTACATATTAACGCGTAAGGCTGAGGGATTCCAGAATACACCAACAGCTACTAATAATACAATGCCTTCAAATTCTGGAATGCCTGCAAATTCTGGAATGCCCGCAAATTCTAGAATGCCTGCAAATTCTGGAATGCCTGCAAATTCTGGAATGCCTGCAAATTCTGGAATGCCTGCTACTCCTTCATCAACAAACAACATGAATCCAACACTAGTACAAGTTCGTGCTAAGTTAAATGAAGCTATTAGCTTAATGTCAAATATGTCGTAGGGTTTAAATAAGATATACTATTTACACGTATATGTATTCACAGAAAAAAGTCCAGCATATGTGTATTGATACTACCCATACCTACACGGACTTATGTGAAATTGGTAAGCAAGCACTAACTGATAAGTCCCCATATATATATTCCAATACAGGACTTCACCGACACCCCTATACAGGTGTGTATGCAATGCTATTTGCTCCGTTAAAAAATAAAAACATTGAGTTTGTTGAAATTGGTATTGCTAGTGGTAGTTCTGTAGTTCTTTGGTGGAATTATTTTACAAAAGCTTCTCTTTATTTTTTTGACCGCGATCAGAATTTTCTTAATAATGTGAAAGCTATGGAGTTTCCTGATAGAGAGCCATATCTTGCCCTTATGGATGTATCTGTAGATGATGGAATACGTGCCTCACTTAAAGCAACTGGTAAAATGTTTGATGTAATTTTAGATGACAGTAGTCATGTATATGAACATCAAATACGAATTGCTAAAGAGGCATTCCCATTTATCAAATCTGGTGGATATTTAATCATAGAAGATGTATATCGTAGTGAGTCTGAGGTAAAGTATGAAAATGACCTTGCCGATATTATTTCAGAATGTACAATGGCTTATTTTGTAGTATGTAATCATGAAGAGCGTTACAGTCCAGGTTGGAATAATGATAAGTTGTTTATTCTTGTAAAAAAATAAATTATTCAGTTAGTATTAATCGATTAGAATGATCTTGATGAATACTAAACAGTGATATAAGAATATTAGTAAGAATTGATAGATAAATAGCACGTAATTTTTTTGTACATACGGGCATGTATTCAAAAATATACGGGCTAAATCTTAAAATATCATAGACCTCATTTCCAGCTTGATTATTTAAATATTCAAACAGCTCAGGTATTTTAAGTTCAAGCGTATGTTCACAAATTTTTACAGAATTATGTATAAATTCTGCTACTTTCTCTCTATTACACCAAACAACTTTAGATTCTATACAATCATGTATGTATATTTTACATAGTGTACAATTTACATATATAGAGCTCATAATGCTCTTTTCATACGCGAGATAAAATTGAGGGGACCCATGCCCCCCACCCTTGTAGAAAATGAGCGCCTCCAACTATAAGAAACACTCTCACCGTGAGCACATTCTTGAGCTACCCGATACTTACATCGGCTCAACCGATACTCACTCTGAGAAGCGATGGGTCTATGACCCTGATGCAAAGAAGATGACCTTTTGCACTGTTGAGTTCAATCCTGGCTTTTACAAACTCTTCGATGAGATTCTTGTAAATGCCCGCGATGCTCTTGTTCGAAGTGCAGAGCCTGGTAAGACCCCTATTAAGGCTATTAGTGTTTCCATTGATGCAAAAGACTCATCTGCTCTAAAGATTGTTGTAGAGAATGACGGAGATGGTATTCCTGTTGAGATGCATCCTACAGAAAAAGTCTGGGCTCCTGAGCTCATCTTTGGGCATCTTCTTACAAGCGGCAATTATTCAAAGGCTGAGGAGAAGATTGTTGGTGGCAAGAATGGATATGGTGCCAAGCTCACAAATATCTTTAGTAACTCTTTCACTGTTGAAACGCGTAGCCCTAAGCACGGGCAGAAGTACATGCAGAGCTGGTCAAAGAACATGTCAGTTGTGGGCAAAGCTTCTGTGAAGACTGATTCTGGAGCAAAAGGGTTTGTACGTGTTTCCTACGAGCCCGACCTTTCTCGCTTTCCTGGGTTTAATCTTAATGATATGTTGCGTGTTCTTAATACACGAGTCATTGAGCTAGGGGCAGTTGCCGGCAAGGATGTCAAAGTCACCTGCAATGGCTGGACGGTGGCCACAAACACCTTTGAGAAATTTGTCAAGCTTTTCGTAAAAGATGATAGTTCAATTGCCTATGAGCGCTGTGGCGACCGCTGGGAAGTAGCCGGTGTGCTTGCCAAGAGCCTCTTTGATGAGGATCATAATCCTGAGGAAATGCATGTTTCATTTGTAAATGGTATTAATACTCGCCGTGGTGGCAAGCATGTTGAGAAGGTTGTTAGTACTGTTCTTAATGAGTTTTGTGAACTAGCAAACAAGAAGAAGGTTCCTGTAAAGCCTGCTCAGCTGAAGGACTCTGTACTCTTCTTTATCAATGCTACGATTGTGAATCCCGCTTTTGACTCTCAGACAAAGGAAACACTCACTACTCCTGCAGCAAAGTTTGGCTCTGTCTTCAAGACTGATGGCAAGCTTTGTAACGGTCTCGTGAAGCTAGGACTCTTAGACGAGGCAATGGCAATTCTTGACGCAAAGGCAAACAAGGATGCTAAGAAGACTGACGGCTCCAAAAAGAAGACTCTTCGTGGTATGCCAAAGCTTGTAGATGCAACCCTAGCTGGTACAGCAAAAAGTGATCAGTGTACTCTTATTCTTACTGAGGGAGATTCAGCTGCCTCTAGCGCAATTGCTGGTCTTGCTGTTGTTGGTCGTGAGCTATGGGGTGTTTTCCCCCTTCGTGGTAAGCTACTCAATGTTCGTGATGTAAGTGCTGATAAGTTTTCAAAGAATGAGGAGCTGACCGCGATTAAGAAAATTCTTGGACTTGAGCAATCAAAGGTATATAATTCACTCAAGACTCTTCGCTATGGTCGTGTAATGGTTATGGCAGATCAGGACTTAGACGGGTCGCATATCAAGGGTCTTCTTATGAATCTATTCCATGCTGAATGGCCCAGTCTTATGCACTCAGGCTTCCTTTGCTCGCTAGCCACTCCCCTACTAAAGGCTACAAAGCGTAACGAAACTCTTTCCTTCTATTCGAATCCAGAGTTTGAGGCATGGAAAACGGCAAATGGCGGTACGTCTGGCTGGTCACTCAAATACTATAAGGGTCTTGGTACTAGTACAGAAGTTGAGGCTCAGGAATGGTTCCGTAATCTTCATGAAATCAAATACGACTGGGATCCACAGACGGATGAAACAATGTCACTAGCTTTTAGCAAAAAGCGCTCAGATGACCGTAAGGTCTGGCTATCAAAGTATGACCCATCTCGCACGTTGACTCCAGCAGCAAACGGTCATATTGGCTATTCTAATTTTGTAAATGATGAACTCATTCATTTCAGTAATGCCGATAATATTCGCTCACTTCCCTCCTTAATGGATGGTCTGAAACCATCACAGCGTAAGATTCTATTTGGTTGTTTCAAGCGTGGTCTACGCTCAGAAATTCGTGTTGCACAGCTTGCTGGCTATGTATCAGAGCATGCAGCCTATCACCACGGCGAGGCTTCTCTCAATGGTGCTATTACAGCAATGGCACAGACCTTTGTTGGTTCAAATAATATCAATCTTCTTGTTCCTGTAGGACAGTTCGGAACTCGCCTGCTTGGTGGCAAGGATGCTGCATCAGCACGATACATTCATACGCATCTACAGCCCCTTACTGATATTATCTTCAAGAAGGATGATGCTGGTATTCTTGACCATATTGATGATGATGGTATTATTGTAGAGCCTGTGAACTACTATCCAGTGGTTCCCCTTCTAGTTATCAATGGATGTATTGGTATTGGAACTGGATTCAGCACTGATATTCCCCCTCACAATCCTGAGGATGTCATTGGTCTACTACGTGACCGTCTTGAGGGTCGACGTGATACACTCAATGATATTGCACTCCGCCCATGGTGGCTCGGCTTCAAGGGTGCCATTCAGCAAGTCAGTGATGGCGTCTGGCTAACAAAGGGTATCTATAGCTTTGATGACTCTAAGCATATGATTTCCATTACTGAACTACCTATTGGCACGTGGACCCAGGACTATAAAGCTTTCCTTGATGAAATGTGTACTAACACCGAAAATGATTCGGCAAAGACGGAGGATGGTAAGCCGGTTCTTAAGACCTTTGATGACCTGTACAATCATATTGAGGTCCGCTTTGACCTCTACCTTGATAATGACTACTATGATGAGATTCGTGGGCGCCCCCAGGAGTTTGAGAAACGATTCCGCCTAACAAATACGGTTCGCACAAGTAATATGGTATGCTTTGATACGAATCTTAATATTGTCAAATACAACTGCGTGGGTGATATGATGGAGGCATATTATGTAGCTCGTATGAAAGCGTATGGTGTTCGCCGTGACCGAGAGATGGCACGTCTTAACCGTGATGCAGTAGAGTTTGATGCAAAGGCACGCTTTATTAAGGCTGTGCTCACAGGAACCATTGAACTACGTAATGCTACTGATGAGGCTATTGTAGCGCTTATGACAAAGCATAAGCTTCCTCCACTGTCAAAGGAGTCTGAGCCAGCATCTGTGGATGCATATGAGTATCTACTGCGTATGCGCATGGACCGCGTGAAGGCATCCGCCGTTGTAGAGCAGGAAAAGGCGGTTGAGCATGCACTTAATGCTGTGGCTGCTCTACAGGCTACTACTGTAGAGGAGATGTGGCTAAAGGATATTGATGAGTTCCAGGCAGCATGGACAACTGTACGCAAGGCACGGGAGGATGCTCTTGCTGATGTAGATGGTAAGAAGCGCTCTAAGAAGTTTGTTCTAAAGAAAAAGTAACAATCTTTTGAATCTATAAAATAGAATCAAAGGGTTGCTCGAGACGGGGATTGAACCCGTGACTTTGGCGTAACTAGATACTTCCTTTCGCATCTAGGTAAGTTTTACCTTACTCCTTCATACATGTTTTTGTATAAGCACCACGCTCTACCAACTGAGCTACACGAGCATGTGTGGGTCCAGCCCCCACAACATATCATATTGTAAAGGTTTTAAGTCCTTCTATACGCTTTGTCTGTTTTTTTGCCCGTTTAAACCGCTTTGCCTTTCGTGTGCTTGGTACTAAACCTCCAGTTTGTGTTTGAGGTAACGAAATATCTATAAGAATAAGTGTTGTGTCATCACCTTCATATGGGCTTTCCGTTTGAGCCATATGTTTTTTTAACACAGTCTGAGCACTTAATGTATAATCATCATTAAGAGATTCTTTTATCATTTTACATACATCTGGAATAGGTTTCAGTTCATCTGATGATGTATCAACAAGACCATCTGAAAAAATAGCTAAAACACCTTTTGGCCCACGCGGAATAACTTTAATATCTGGTAAAGCTATTACACAAAAATCAGTAGCCCAATTCTTATTCATTTCAGGCACTGTTGAATCTTTAAATTTTGTGCTAAAATCTCCAAATGCACGCGATACCATAAGTGTTCCATTTACACGCGGGGCATCACCTTCGTCAGTTGTAACAGTCCCTTTACATTTTAATATACGCTCCTTTTCCTTGGCATTTGATGGAAGATGGGGCTCAATTACTGTAAGACATTCACCAGTAGAAGGATCAAATATACATGATGGAGAATCACCAATGTATGCAATAATACAATGCGTTGGTGTTATTATAGCAATTGTTGCTGTAGAGCCACTATCACGATAACGAATAGAACCCTGTTTGGCAAGATTTTTATCATGTGTAATAAATATTTCTTTTAGTCCATTCTCGATAGCGGTTATATCAGTTCCAGTATGTGTTAACATATTTGCTATCATATTTGGAAATTCCTTAAGAGTGTGTACAACTGTAAAAAGGCCACCATGGCCGTCAAATACTCCCGCAATTGTAATTTCTCCGGGAAGCGTTTGTACAAAGTGTCTATCCTCAGTTGAGGGAGGACTTCTACCGCGACCATTTATTTCAGCTACTCCAACCTTCATTCCTTATGAGGCAGAAAGAAACGAATTATAACAAAAAAACTTACGGCAAGTGCCAAAGTTAAGTACCCCCTTTGGGGGTACTTTGCTGTAGCATACTTGCCATATTAGGGTTGTAGGCAATATTAAGTACCCCCTTTTAGGGGGTACTTAACTTAGGCACAACAC